AGCAGTAAGCTCCGTGAGTGTGCTCGCTTCAGGAACCTCTGCAGGGCTAACAGACGCTATAAAAATATCACCAACTACGGGAGCGGTTCAGGTTCAGTCTAATGCTTTTGACGGATCAGATAAAGTGGGCCATGTACCTGACGCTTCTGCCGCAGGAGCTACAACAGATTTCTTGAGAGCCGACGGAACGTGGGCTGCCCCTTCGGGAGGGTCTTCAGGCTTCGGAGGGTTACAGACTTTTATGTTGACTCAGGCTAAGACAGGTGTTACAGCTAACAACTATATGACCTTAGCTCTCAATAACACAAACACAACGGGAGACAGAACGGTGTTCTCAACGGATTTGGGAGCTTCATCTCCAGCAGTTATGGCTGGAACGATGACTGATGGGCAACATGTGGCGGGTTGTTTTTTATATAATCCTGTAACCAGTACATGTTTAACCGCTACTCCAGCTATGAAGTGTTGCGACATCTACTTCCAGTATCTTCCAGAGTTTTCGGGGCATAATTTCACCTTAGAGATATGGAAAACATCTGTGTGCACATCGGGAACATATACTGCTGCTGGGTCTGCTACTGTATCCTCAACCGCAGGCACGCTTACGTGCGATAGTATTACTTTTGTTAGCAGTGCTTTACAAACATTACAGTTAGGTGAGGCTTATTTTATAACAGTAAAGCAAGATTCCACCTTAGTCGCAAACGACTTCCTCTTGAACCTTACGGTAAGATATGAGATGGTAGCTTAAAACTTTAAATTAAATGAAATGGACATCAGGAAAATATCAATCGGTGCAGACTATAAGTCTGGCGCCATGCATTACATCGTAGGGCAAGACGTCTTAGGCGGAAGCCATACGATACATCTTATACAGGACCATAACGAAGGGTATAAAATTTGGATACAGAAATCTGAGGAAGTATATTTGTGGAAAGAGTTTAGAAAAACTCTACCCATTTCTTTAGAATTTAATATCAATTTTTAATGCAATCTCCTTTTAGCTTTATAGTAAAAGCATACAACGAAAGGAGGTACGACAATATTAAGGAGATAGGGGGTGTAGACTTTATCACCAGTGTATCTAAAGAAGACCACACCGCATCCAATCGTTTTGCTACCGTAGTGGAAACACCACTAAAATATTCTGGCCCCATAAAAAAGGGGGACAGGCTTCTCGTGCACCACAATGTATTTAAGTATTATAACGATATGAGGGGGAGGGAGAAGAGTGGGAAGAGTTATTTCCGTGACGATATGTTCTTCGTAGAGATGGATCAGTTCTTTATGTACCATAACGGTACACGGTGGAACGCCCACGATAAGTATTGCTTTGTAAAACCTATCCCCGCCAAGGACTCTTCTATATATAAGCGTGGAGAAGAACCTCTCGTAGGGATACTTAAGCATGGAAACGCAGAGTTAGACGCTTTGGGAGTCAGAGAGGGGGACGAAATAGCTTTCGAGCCTGAAAGCGAGTACCCCTTTTATGTAGATGGAGAAAAGCTATATAGGATGTTTACTAACAATATAATGATGACGCTATGATATATGTTATAGATGATTTTTTGGAGCGCCCTATTTTAGATGTAGCTAATAACTATCTAAACGATGAGCCTTTTGAAAAGCAGGTGGTAGGAGAAAAAGATTTCTACGTAAAAGAATCCCCCACAGACTTCACTAATTATATAATAGACAGACTCACGGTTATAGAAAAACGACCTCTGGTTAATATATTATCCTTCTTTAGAGAGGCTACCGATGAGCTTGATGTTTCATGGCGTATCCATTCCGATTTGAATATTAATGGACAGAAGCCAGACAGGGCTATAGTTTTATATATGTCTCCACGAGAGATGGAAGATTTGCATGGCACCGCTTTATGGGAACACCATAGGTGTGGAAGGGAGATTCCAAAAGGAATTTCAGACGAAGAGTATGATAAAATGATTAAGGTAGACGCAGAAGATTTAGATAAGTGGAGGTTGAGTTCTGTAATAGGATATGAAAAAAATAGACTGATATCTTATCCGTCTTCATACTTTCATAGCAAGTACCCTAACGTATCTTGGAAAGAAGGAAGGCAGGTTTTTGTAATGTTTTATAAATTTAATTAATATGGGAGTACAGAAAAATATAGCCTCACTAAAAGTAAATACAGAGGCGCTAACAGAGAATTTAAAAAAGCTTATCTTAGAGGAGCAGCAAACCAGGGAGTTGGCTGTAGGTACCTTAAACCTTTTAAAGCTAATGCCTGGGTATGAAGAGGCTTTAGCGGAAATGAAAAAAAGCGCCGAAGAAGATGGACACCAAGGAGATTAAATTACAGATCATAGAGGCGGGTGAAAAGGCTGTGCGACAATTAGTTAAGGTGGCTAAAGAAGATATCATCAAGTTTGATAAAGACGATGAGTTGGCTGCGGACAGATTAAAGAACGCAGCGGCTACCAAGAAGCTTTGTATCATGGATGCTTTTGAGATATTAAAAAGAATAGAAGAAGAGAAAGCTCTTTTAGACGGGGCTCCTTTAGAAAGTAAAACACACACCCCGAAAGGATTTGCCGAGTCAAGATCAAAATAGTTTATATAGGGTAGTAGAGAAAGCTATACCTAAACATGTGGTGGTAAATAAAAACCGTGCCCGCACATGGGCCTATGGCTATGATCCAAAATATGACGTCGTGGTTATATCTAAGACGGGTCAGATAGGAGAGGTGTATGAAATAAATGGTCTAAGAGTGGCTTTGCCTAAAGCTCCCAAAGAAGTTTATTCTCGCTCTAAGAAAAAAGAAGAACAATACTGGGAGCCTTTTGAATATAGCAAAGACCTGAAGCGTATTAAATCTATCTTCCAATGGCACTCTACCCCAAATACTTTTAAGTCTAAGTGGGTGGAATATATAGAGTCGGAGTTCGATAGGCGTGAGGAAGGTTTCTGGTTTTTAAACAACGGGACCCCTACCTACATAACAGGAACGCATTATATGTATCTCCAATGGACGAAGATAGATGTGGGGCACCCTGACTTTCGGGAGGCCAATAGAATTTTTTATATCTTTTGGGAAGCATGTAAAGCAGATAAGCGTAGCTTTGGGATGTGTTACTTGAAGATACGTCGTTCGGGATTTTCTTTTATGAGCTCCAGCGAAGGCGTAAACCAAGCCACTATAACTAAAGACTCACGGATAGGAATACTTTCCAAAACAGGATCAGATGCTAAAAAAATGTTTACCGATAAGGTGGTACCTATATCTAACAACTATCCCTTCTTTTTTAAACCGATACAGGATGGAATGGATAAGCCTAAGACAGAACTTGCTTATCGTGTTCCTGCTTCGAAGATTACAAAGAAAAACATGTATGAGATCGAAGAGGAAGAGCTGGAGGGACTGGATACTACTATAGACTGGAAGAATACGGGAGACAATAGTTATGACGGAGAGAAGCTACAGCTGCTCCTGCATGATGAGAGTGGTAAGTGGGATAAGCCCGATAACATCCTGAACAACTGGCGTGTAACAAAAACGTGTCTTCGTTTGGGAAGCAAGGTTATAGGTAAGTGTATGATGGGCTCTACCTCTAACGCTTTAGATAAGGGTGGTAGAAACTTTAAAGCTTTATATGAAGACTCCTTTCCTTCCAAGCGCAACTCCAACGGTCAGACTAAAAGCGGTATGTATTGCTTATTCGTTCCTATGGAATGGAATATGGAAGGGTTTATAGATATGTATGGCATGCCTGTATTGCGCACTCCACCTAAACCTATAGTGGGGATTGATGGAGAGGATATAAATATAGGGGCTATAGACTACTGGGAGAACGAGGTAGCATCACTTTCTCAAGACGCCGACGCTCTCAATGAGTTCTACAGACAGTTCCCACGTAGCGAGTCTCACGCTTTCCGAGATGAAAGCAAGCAGTCTATTTTTAATCTAACTAAAATATATCAGCAGATAGATTACAACGACTCCTTAATTATGGACCATCACCTTACGCAGGGTTCTTTCCGTTGGAAGGATGGTATAAAAGACTCCACAGTGATATGGTCTCCTGATAAGCGCGGTAGATTTTTAGTGGGATGGACTCCGCCTCCTCATATGCAGAATAGGGTGGAGGTGCGTAATGGTAGAAAATATCCAGGCAACGAACACTTAGGCTCTTTCGGATGTGACTCTTATGATATATCTGGAGTGGTAGTGGGTAAGGGATCGAATGGATCTTTGCATGGCCTTACGAAGTTTAATATGGATGAAGCTCCAAGCAATGAGTTCTTCTTAGAATATATAGCCCGGCCACAAACGGCAGAGATATTTTTTGAGGAAGTGCTTATGGCTTTAGTCTTTTATGGTATGCCTATCCTGTGTGAGAATAACAAACCGCGCCTCTTATATCATTTGAAAAACAGAGGGTACAGAGGGTTTTCTTTAAACAGACCTGATAAAATATACACCAAGCTTTCGCGTACAGAGAAAGAACTTGGCGGCATACCTAACACCTCTGAGGACGTAAAGCAATCTCACGCAGCCGCTATAGAATCCTATATAGAAAAGCATGTGGGGATGGATATGGCGGGAGAATACCGAACTAAAGAGGACATGGGAACTATGTGTTTCCGTCGTACCTTAGAGGATTGGGCTAAGTTTGATATAACCAATAGAACTAAGTTTGACGCCTCTATAAGCAGTGGTTTAGCTATTATGGCCAACCAAAAGCATTTATACACCCCTGCTACAAAGAAATCAAAAATAAGCATTAACTTTGCAAAGTATAATAATAGTAGTACAACAAGTCAATTAATTAGATGAAGGGACTCCAGATAGATATTAAGTCTGCTACCTTCCCGAACCAGTTTGTTTCTGACTCTGAGAAAGCAACAAAAGAATTTGGGTTGCAGGTCGGACAAGCTATTCAATATGAATGGTTCAGGAGGGATGGATTATCCTGTAGGTTTTATAATCAGTTTCAAGAGTTTCATAAGCTAAGACTTTATGCACGCGGAGAACAATCTGTGGGTAAGTATAAAAATGAGTTGGCTATAGATGGAGATTTATCTTATCTTAATTTAGACTGGACCCCTGTACCTATTATACCTAAGTTTGTAGACATAGTAGTGAACGGCATGTCCGACAGGTTGTTCGATGTGAAGTGCTATGCTCAAGATGCTTTGTCTGCAGAGAAACGCAATGAGTTTCAGACGGTAGTAGAGAAAGACATGGTCGCTAAAGATCTTTTTATGCAAATACAAAAAGACTTTGACGTCGATCCATTTACCGTTAACCCAGAAAATCTTCCTGAGAGCGATACTGAGATGGAGCTGTTTATGCAGCTTAATTACAAACCGTCTATTGAGATCGCTAATGAGATTGCTATTAATACCATGTTGGAAGAGAGTCGTTATAACGATACTCGTAAACGTGTAGATTATGACATAACTACATTAGGGATCGGTATGACTAAGCACGTATTCCAAGACGGAGATGGGGTAAGGGTAGAATATGTAGACCCTGCTAATGTGGTATATAGCTATACTGAAGACCCCTATTTTAAAGATTGCTTCTATTGGGGAGAGCTAAAGACTATACCTGTCTCTTATACACATCTCCGAGCCCACGAGACCGTACTAGATCTCGT